TTCCCTACAGAGTGGCTTTGATAATGGCTTATACCCTACACGGGATAACTTAACTGATATCCCTTTTAACGGATAAACGGAGCCAACAATGGCAGAGATTATTCCCATGACTGAAGAACAGAAATTCCAGTTAGAGATTTACAAACTGGTCATGAACCAGAACGCAGCCGCGGAGGAAGCATTTCAATTCATTGGCACTGACGAACTGAAGCTTGAGCTATTCAAAATTCACTTCCAGTCAGGTGGCGCTAATTCAGATATCACGATCCGCACATTCGAAGCGGTGCGTAAATCGAAGGAAGCGTTAGACCTGTTCACTACCGGAGCATAAACATGGCAACTCAAGGGTTCGACAACCCATCCAAATTCCGCGATGAATGGGATAAGCAAGCAGAAGGGAAATAATCAATATGGCAGCACCAAAGGGCAACCGATTTTGGGAGGCCCGCAGTAGTCATGGGCGAAATCCTAAATTCGAATCGCCTGAGGCGCTGTGGGCTGCTTGTTGTGAATACTTCGAGTGGGTGGAAGCTAACCCGCTATGGGAGATGAAGGCGTTCTCGTATCAGGGTGAAGTGATACAAGAGCCTATCGCCAAGATGCGAGCGATGACTATTACAGGCCTCACTCTGTTCATTGATGTGACGCTTGAAACATGGCGCACATATCGCCTGCGAGAAGATTTATCTGAAGTCGTTACGCGAGCAGAACAGGTCATCTACGACCAGAAATTCTCTGGCGCAGCCGCTGACCTTCTCAACGCTAACATCATCGCCCGTGATTTGGGCCTCAAAGAGCAGTCGCAAGTTGAAGACGTGACACCTGATAAGGGAGATCGCGATAAGCGGCGCTCTCGTATCAAGGAGCTATTCAACCGTGGAACTGGACGCGATTCTTGATAACCTGAGCGACGAAGAGCAAATCGAATTGCTCGAGCTACTCGAAGAAGAAGAGAACTACCGTAACACACACCTGCTATATGAATTTACGCCATACAGCAAACAGCGTGAGTTCATCGACGCCGGGCATGACTATCCAGAGCGATGTTTTATGGCTGGTAACCAGCTTGGTAAGTCATTTACCGGTGCTGCCGAAGTCGCGTTTCACCTTACAGGGCGTTATCCGGGCACAAAAGGCTATCCTGCTGATGGTAAATATGGCGGTGAGTGGAAAGGTAAGCGTTTCTATGAGCCTGTTGTCTTTTGGATTGGTGGCGAGACAAACGAGACTGTAACCAAAACGACTCAACGCATCCTGTGTGGTCGTATCGAAGAGAATGGTGAGCCAGGCTACGGTTCCATACCGAAAGAAGACATCATTAGCTGGAAGAAGTCTCCTTTCTTTCCGAACCTTGTTGATCACCTTCTGGTTAAGCATCACACGGCTGATGGCGTTGAAGATGGCATTTCAATCTGCTACTTCAAGCCATACTCGCAAGGCCGCGCTCGCTGGCAGGGTGACACAATCCACGGTGTGTGGTTTGACGAAGAGCCACCATACAGCATTTATGGCGAAGGGCTTACCCGTACCAACAAATACGGGCAATTCTCAATTCTGACGTTTACCCCGCTGATGGGGATGTCTGACGTTGTTACCAAGTTCCTGAAGAATCCCAGCAAGTCGCAGAAAGTGGTCAACATGACCATCTATGACGCTGAGCACTACACAGACGAACAGAAAGAGCAAATCATCGCATCCTATCCCGAGCATGAGAGAGAGGCGCGTGCTCGCGGTATTCCTACGATGGGTAGCGGTCGAATCTTCCAGATACCGGAAGAGACGATTAAGTGTCAGCCGTTCGAGTGTCCTGATCACTTCTACGTAATTGGCGGGATGGATTTCGGATGGGATCACCCACAGGCGCAAGTTCAGCTTTGGTGGGATAAGGACGCAGACACAATCTACGTTTCACGCGTGTGGAAGGCGAAAGAAAAAACAGCCGTTCAGGCATGGGGAGCCGTTAAATCATGGGCGCATAAAGTGCCAACCGCATGGCCTCATGACGGAAACCAGCATGAGAAGGGCGGCGGTGAGCAGCTCAAAGGGCAGTATGCCGACGCTGGTTTTATGATGTTGCAGGAGCATGCGACATGGCCTGATGGCGGTAACGCTGTGGAGCCTGGCATCACTGAATTGCGCGACATGATGCTCGATGGTCGCTTCAAAGTATTCAACACCTGTGAGCCATTCTTTGAGGAGTTCCGCCTCTATCACCGTGATGAAAACGGGAAAATCGTCAAGCTTAACGACGACGTTCTCTCAGCCGTTCGCTATGCATACATGATGCGCCGCTTCGCAAAAATGATGCGCGACATCAAAAAACCAAAAGAGAAAAAGATACCAGCCCCAATCAGGCCCATCGCACGGAGAACTTAAATGGCCGACGAAAACAGACTCAATTCCATTCTGTGTAAGTTTGACGCGGACTGGATGGCGAGCGATGAAGCCAGAACCGAGGCGACAAATGACCTGTATTTTAGCCGAGTGTCGCAATGGGATGACTGGCTATCAAACTACACTACCCTGCAATATCGCGGACAATTCGATGTTGTTCGCCCGGTGGTCAGGAAACTGGTCGCAGAGATGCGCCGGAACCCTATCGACGTTCTCTTCCGACCCAAAGACGGCGCTAATCCTGATGCTGCCGATGTGCTGATGGGGATGTATCGTACTGATATGCGCCATAACACGGCAAAAATTGCCGTTAACGTTGGCGTTCGTGAGCAGATAGAGTCCGGCGTTGGTGCATGGCGTCTGGTCACGCAGTACGAAGACAACGATCCAACAAGCAACAATCAGGTAATTCGACGCCTGCCAATTCATGAAGCCTGCTCACACGTCATATGGGACGCCAACAGCAAGCAGATGGATAAGAGCGACGCTAAGCACTGCACGGTGATTAACGCTTTGTCACGCAATGGCTGGAAAGAGTTCGCAGAGGATTACGGTATTGATCCGGATACCTTGCCATCTTTCCAGAATCCGAACGATACATGGCTGTTTCCGTGGGTATCGAATGATGTCGTCTACGTCGCTGAGTATTACGAGGTCGAAGAGAAGAAAGAGAAAGTATTCATCTACCGCGACCCACTGACAGGTGAGCCAGTCAGCTATTACCAGCAGGATATCAAAGACGTCATCGACGACCTGGCTAATCGTGGATTCATTAAGGTAGCAGAGCGTAAGGTGAAGCGTCGGCGTGTGTATAAGTCGATTATCACCTGCACGCAGATACTGAAAGACCGCGAGAAGATAGCCGGAGAGCATATTCCAATCGTTCCAGTGTATGGCGAATGGTCATTCGCTGGTGACAAGGAGTGCTACGAAGGAGTGGTAAGGCTGACGAAAGACGGTCAACGCCTTCGTAACATGATCATGTCATTCAACGCCGATATTGTTGCTCGTTCACCGAAGAAGAAACCGACCTTCTTCCCTGAGCAAATCGAAGGCTACGAATACATGTACGGTGGAAATGATGACTATCCGTACTATCTGCAGAACAGGACCGATGAAAACGGTAACGACCTGCCGATTGGTCCAATCTCCTACATGGAAAACCCTGAAGTGCCGCAAGCCAACGCTTATATGCTTGAGGCTGCCACCAACGCAGTGAAAGAGGTGGCTAGTCTTGGTGTGGATGCGCAGGCAGCAAACTCTCAGGTCGCTTTCGATACCGTCAATCAACTGAACATGCGGGCAGACCTTGAGACATACGTGTTTCAGGATAACCTGGCTACCGCAATGCGACGTGATGGCGAGATTTATGCCTCAATGGTCAACGATATTTATGACGTTCCTCGTCATGTAACGCTGACACTTGAAGATGGAAGCGAGAAAGACGTTCAACTCTATGCGCAAGTTGTCGATTACCAGTCCGGCAATGTGGTCACACTCAACGACATTCGCGGTCGCTATGAGTGCTATACAGACGTCGGACCATCCTTCCAGAGTATGAAGGAACAGAATCGCGCAGAGATTCAGGAGTTGCTAACCAAGGTTCCGCAAGGTACTCCAGAGTTCCAGATGCTGATGCTGCAATACTTCACGCTGCTTGACGGTAAAGGCGTCGAGATGATGCGAGAGTACGCGAACAAGCAACTGGTGATGATGGGGCTGAAGAAACCAGAAACACCTGAAGAGATGGAGATGGTACAGCAGGCTCAACAGCAGCCGCAGCAGCCATCAGCAGAGCAAATTCAGGCGCAGGGCATTCTTCTGCAAGGTCAGGCTGAATTGCTCAAGGCAGAGAACCAACAGGCGCAGATTCAGGTTGAAGCCGCCAAGGTTGAAGCCCAAAACCAACTCAACGCCGCGAAGATTGCAGAAATCTTCAACAATATGGACCTCGACAAGCAGGCAGAACTGCGTGAGTACCTCAAGCTCGTAGGTCAATTCCAGCAACAGCGCAGCAAAGATGCTCGTGCTAACGCTGAGCTGCTTCTTAAAGATGCAGACCAGACTCATTCACAACGCATGGATTTCGCGAATCTTATGCGTCAAGTTCAAATCCCCTCCGGCGGAGTAGCCGAGACACCTCAATAAGAGAGAGTTAATCATGGACCAAACCACCGACATTCAGGCTTCTGAAGAATTAACCCTGCCCGGCAATCATGCAGCGGCATCTGCTGATGGCTTAGTTGTCGATAATGCCAACGACAACGCAGGTCAGGAAGAAGGCTTCGAGATTGTCCTGAAAGACGATGAGAAACCAAAACAAGACCCGGCAACTAATGCTGAATTTGCCCGTCGCCGCATCGAACGCAAACGCCAGCGTGAGCTTGAGCAGCAGATGGAAGCGGTTAAGCGTGGAGAGTTGCCGGAGCACCTGCGGGTGAGTCCTGAGTTACCAAAACAACCAGACCCTAACGATTATCTTTCCGAAGACGCACTGGCTAAGTACGACTATGACCAGGGCCGCGCACTGGCTGCCTTCCAGCAGGCAAACAGTGAATGGCAGATCAAGGCTATGGACGCACGAAGCCAGGCTGTCGCCGAGCAGGGGCGAAAAACTCAGGAGTTCACCCAGCAATCAGCGCAATACGTCGAGGCAGCCCGTAAGCACTACGACGCAGCGGAAAAGCTCAACATCCCTGACTATCAGGAGAAAGAGGATGCATTCATGCAATTGGTGCCGCCAGCAGTCGGTGCCGATATCATGCGTCTCTTCCCGGAGAAATCCGCTGCTCTCATGTATCACCTTGGTGCTAATCCTGAGAAAACACGCCAGTTGCTGGCGATGGACGGGCAATCCGCGCTGATTGAACTCACTCGACTGTCAGAACGTTTAACTCTCAAGCCTCGAGCCAAGCCTGTTTCAGAAGCCCCGTTACCTGATGAACCCATTCAGGGACACGCTGTTGCTGCAAATATCTCTGCGATTGAAAAGCAGATGGAAGCGGCAGCAAACAAAGGGGATGTAGAGACATACCGCAAGCTCAAGGCGCAACTGAATAAAGGAATTCGATAATGGCATTAAATGAAGGTCAACTGGTCACGTATGCTCTGGATGAAATCATCGAAACCGTCCAGAACCTGACGCCAATGGCGTCCAAAGTGACAAAATACACCCCTCCGGCAGAATCCATGCAGCGTTCAAGCAACACCGTGTGGATGCCTGTTGAGCAGGAAGCGCCAACCCAGACTGGCTGGGATTTAACTGGCAAAGCAACCGGGATTCTGGAACTCTCCGTGAAATGCAACATGGGCGATCCGGATAACGATTTCTTCGAGCTTCGTGCAGATGACCTGCGTGATGAGCGTTCTTACCGTCGCCGCATCCAGGCATCCGCCAAAAAATTGGCGAATAACATTGAGTCAGCAATTGCCAAACAGGCAACCGAAATGGGCTCACTTGTTGTTCACGATACCCGCGCAATTGGTCCATCTACTGGCCTGTCTGGCTGGGATTTTGTGTCTGATGCAGAGCGACTGATGTTCTCCCGCGAACTCAACCGCGACATGGGAATCAGTTACTTCCTGAACCCTGACGATTACCGCAAAGCAGGCCGCAACCTGGTAGATGGTGACATCTTTGGGCGCGTTCCTGAAGAAGCGTATCGTAACGGTACTATTCAGCGTCAGATTGCTGGCTTTGATGAAATTCTTCGCTCACCGAAACTTCCGGCAGTTACCAAGTCAACCGCTACTGGTGTAACTGTTTCTGGTGCGCAGAAGTTTAAGCCGCAGGCATACACCCTTGATACCGATGGTAACAAAGAGAACGTCGACAACCGTGTTGCAACGGTGACCGTATCCTCAACCACCGGATTTAAGCGCGGCGACAAAATCAGCTTCACTGGTGTGAAATTCCTGTCTCAGATGGCGAAGAACGTGCTGACTGATGATGCTACTTTCTCAATCACCCGTGTGATCGATGGTACTCACATAGAAATCACGCCGAAGCCGATTGCGCTTGATGACGCTTCACTGACAAAAGAAGAGAAGGCTTACGCTAACGTAAACACCTCTCTTGCTGATACCACTCCGGTAAACGTTCTGAACGTGGCAACAACCACCGCTAACGTGTTCTGGGCTGATGACTCAATCCGTCTGCTGTCTCAGCCGATCCCGGTAACCCATGAACTGTTTGCTGGCATGAAAACGTCTTCCTTCAGCATTCCTGGTATTGGTGTTAACGGCATCTTCGCAACGCAGGGAGATATCAACACCCTGTCTGGTAAGTGCCGTATTGCTGTGTGGTATTCAGCATGTGCTGTACGACCAGAGGCAATTGGTGTTGGTCTGCCTAACCAGACTGCGTGATAACCAGAGGGAGCTTCGGCTCCCTTTTTTATCTGGAGACAAGCATGACACACATGATCTTTCGTCATGGCGACATGAAGAAGTGGAAAGGCGTTGGCTACGACTTTGAAATCGTGAAAGCCGAAGAGCTTCAGGAATATCTGGATGCTGGCTGGTTTTCACATCCTGATGACCTTTTGAAGGATGTTGCAGAGCCAGAGCCAGAGCCAGAGCCAGAGCAAGAGCCAGAGCAAGAGCCAGAGCAAGAAGAAAAACAGCGTAAAAAGCCTAGTCGAAAACCTAAGGCGGCAGCAGATGAACCTGACAACGAAGGGTGATTTAGTTCTTGCGGCATTACGTAAGCTCGGTGTGGCATCAAATGCCACGTTAACCGATGTCGAACCGCAGTCTATGGAAGACGGCGTCAACGACCTTGAAATGATGATGGCTGAATGGCTTGGCGGTGATGCGTCACCAGGTATCAACGTTGGCTACATTTTCGCTGATGCAGATGTCGCTCCAGATCCGGGCGATGAGCACGGTTTATCAAATAACGCTATCAATGCCGTCATTTTCAACCTTGCCTGCCGCATTGCTCCGGATTATGCGCTGGAAGCGTCTACAAAACTTATAACCACTGCCAGATACGGGAAAGAGCGACTCGTCAAACTGTCTGCAATGGACAGAGCAAAAGCCGCTAAATGTAAGTCCGGTTATCCAAACCGTATGCCTGTTGGTAGCGGTAATCAGTTGGCGAAGTGGAACGGTTGGAATTACTTCCAGCGAAAGGAACCTTGCGATAACGGGAGCGAATAATGCCGATTCAGCAACTTCCGCTCATGAAAGGCGTCGGCAAAGACTTCCGAAACGCCGACTATATCGACTATCTGCCAGTGAATATGCTGGCTACACCCAAAGAAATACTCAACAGCAGCGGATATCTTCGCTCATTCCCGGGCATTGCCAAACGCTCTGATGTGAACGGCGTATCTCGCGGCGTCGAGTACAACATGGCGCAGAGTGCTGTTTATCGCGTGTGCGGGGGCAAGTTGTATAAGGGCGAAAGCGAAGTCGGTGATGTTGCCGGAAGTGGTCGTGTATCAATGGCTCATGGTCGGACATCACAGGCGGTAGGCGTTAATGGTCAACTGGTCGAGTATCGTTATGATGGCACGGTTAAAACCGTCTCAAACTGGCCTACAGACAGCGGATTCACGCAGTATGAGTTAGGCTCAGTACGCGACATTACGCGCTTACGTGGGCGTTATGCGTGGTCAAAAGACGGCACTGATTCATGGTTTATCACTGACCTTGAAGACGAATCGCATCCTGACCGATACAGCGCACAATATCGCGCAGAATCGCAGCCTGACGGCATCATCGGCATCGGCACATGGCGAGACTTCATTGTCTGCTTTGGTTCATCGACGATTGAGTATTTCTCCCTGACTGGTGCAACCACCGTTGGTGCTGCTTTGTATGTCGCACAGCCATCACTGATGGTGCAAAAAGGCATCGCCGGGACTTACTGCAAAACGCCGTTTGCTGATTCGTATGCATTTATCAGCAATCCGGCAACAGGTGCGCCGTCTGTGTATATCATCGGCTCCGGTCAGGTATCACCAATCGCCAGCGCGAGCATTGAGAAAATCCTCCGCTCCTACACTGCTGATGAACTGGCTGATGGTGTGATGGAATCGCTGCGATTTGATGCTCATGAGTTGCTGATTATCCACCTTCCGCGCCATGTTCTCGTGTACGACGCATCTTCAAGCGCCAATGGTCCGCAATGGTGTGTACTGAAAACAGGCCTGTATGACGATGTGTACCGCGCTATCGACTTCATTTACGAAGGCAACCAAATAACGTGCGGCGATAAGCTTGAATCGATGACAGGGAAATTGCAGTTCGATATCAGCAGCCAGTACGACAAGCAACAGGAACACCTGCTGTTTACTCCGTTGTTCAAAGCAGATAACGCCAGAGTTTTCGACCTTGAAGTTGAGTCGTCAACTGGCGTTGCGCAGTATGCTGACCGCCTGTTCCTCTCTGCAACCACTGACGGCATAAATTATGGGCGTGAGCAGATGATTGAGCAGAATGAACCGTTCGTTTACGACAAACGCGTTTTGTGGAAACGAGTAGGGCGCATCAGGAAAAACATTGGCTTCAAATTGCGCGTTATCACGAAGTCACCTGTCACTCTGTCTGGCTGCCAGATAAGGATTGAGTAATGGCGGATTCGAATCTCAATGTGCCGGTAATCATTCAGGCTACACGACTCGATACATCAGTCCTTCCACGCAATATCTTCTCGCAGTCATATCTGCTGTACGTTATTGCACAGGGTACTGATGTTGGTAACGTGGCGAACAAGGCCAACGAAGCAGGGCAGGGCGCTTATGACGCACAAGTCAGGAACGATGAGCAGGATGTGATTCTGGTCGATCACGAAATTCGACTGGCATCAGCTGAAGCGAAGATTCAGGACCACGAAACAAGGATCACTAACGCAGAATCGGCGATAGTCGGCCTTGATTCCCGATTAACGACAGCAGAAAACGATATTGATTATCTGACTGATGAAGTTATCGCCATTCAAAACACGCTTTCAGACCATGAAACGCGCATTGATGCTCTGGAGTATGCCACTACTCGCAAAAAGTCAGAGGTTGTTTACTCTGGCGTATCTGTAACCATCCCGACAGCGCCGACCAACCTTGTTAGCCTGCTGAAAACGCTCACGCCGTCATCCGGGACGTTGGCACCATTCTTCGACACTGTTAACAACAAGATGGTTGTGTTCAACGAGAACAAAACCTTGTTCTTCAAGCTGTCGATCGTCGGGACGTGGCCCAGCGGAACCGCCAACAGGTCAATGCAGCTAACCTTTTCCGGCTCTGTTCCTGATACGCTGGTCAGCAGTCGTAATGCGGCGACAACAACCGACAACATCCTGTTAGTTACGTTCTTCAGCGTGGATAAAGACGGTTTTCTTGCCACAAATGGCAGTACGTTAACTATTCAGTCAAATGGGGCGGCGTTTACTGCCACAACCATCAAGATAATCGCGGAGCAGTAATGATTCAGTTCAAACCAACGCGAAACATCGACTTGATCGAAGCAGTCGGAAATCACCCTGACATTATTGCCGGGAGCAACAACGGTGATGGATACGACTATAAACATGATTGCCGTTACTTTGAGGTGAACGTGCACGGGCAGTTCGGCGGCATTGTTTACTATCAGGAGATTCAGCCTTTGACCTTTGATTGCCACGCCATGTACCTGCCAGAGGTTCGTGGATTCAGCAAGGAAATCGGGCTGGCGTTCTGGCGATACATTCTGACTAACACCACCGTTCAGTGCGTCACATCGTTCGCTGCGCGCAAATTCCGCCACGGTCAGATGTACTGCGCAATGATTGGCCTTAAGCGAGTAGGAACCATCAAGAAATACTTCAAAGGCGTGGATGACGTGACTTTTTACAGCGCAACACGCGAAGAACTAATCGACTTCCTGAATCACGGGAGATAGCCATGTTATATGCATTTAAGCTGGGCAGAAAACTGCGCGGCGAGGAACCTTATTGCCCTGAAAAAGGCGGGAAAGGTGGCAGTTCTGATAAAAGCGCAAAGTATGCCGCAGAAGCCCAGAAGTATGCCGCAGACCTGCAAAATCAGCAGTTCAACACCATCATGAACAACCTGAAGCCGTTTACTCCTCTGGCTGATAAGTATGTCGGCAGCCTCGAGAACTTATCGTCTCTGGAAGGGCAAGGTCAGGCACTTAACCAGTATTACAACTCTCAGCAGTACAAAGATCTTGCTGGTCAGGCTCGCTATCAGAGTCTGGCGGCAGCGGAAGCAACAGGTGGATTGGGTTCCACTGCAACCGGTAATCAGTTAGCAACAATCGCACCAACGCTTGGTCAGCAATGGCTATCTGGTCAGATGAACAACTACCAGAATCTGGCAAATATTGGTCTTGGCGCACTGCAAGGTCAGGCAAACGCCGGGCAAACATATGCCAACAATATGAGTCAGATTTCGCAGCAAAGTGCGGCTCTTGCAGCGGCAAATGCCAACAGACCATCAGCAATGCAATCTGCTATTGGCGGAGGTGCGTCTGGTGCTATTGCTGGGGCCGGACTTGCGAAATTAATTGGTTCATCAACTCCGTGGGGGGCTGCGATCGGCGGCGGTCTTGGTCTGCTTGGCTCGTTGTTTTAAGGGGTAATCAATGGCTACGTGGCAACAGGGTATTAATTCTGGTGGTTTTCTGGCTGGCATCGGTACGCAAAATGAGAATGCGCCAAAGGCAAGCGACATTAACGCAACGCTTGGTCTGATCCGCGAAAACAATGAACTGGCTCGCTCAGGTGCAAATAACATTGGTCTGACCGCGTTACGTGGTCTGGCTGGAGTTGCTGATATTTACAATCAGGAACAGCAACAGAAAGCGATTAGTGCGTTCAATAAGGTTCACGCTGATGCATGGGCTTCTGGTGATCCATCGGGACTATTTAAGTTTGCCCAGGAAAATCCAGCGTTTGTTGCACAGGCACAACAGGCGTTTTCCGGTCTTAATGATCAGCAACGCAACGATATGGGCGATTTAGCCATGAGGGCTAACGTCGCTCTTTCTCAGGGACCGGAAGCCTACAGTAAATTCATTACTGACAACAAGGACAGGTTAAATCGCGTGGGGGCGAATGCTGACTGGATGATTCAGACAGGTATCCAGAATCCAGAGCAGCTATCACACATGCTGACTACTATGTCTCTCGGTGCGCTTGGACCAGAAAAGGCGTTTGCTGTTCAGGATAAGATGGTTGGTCGCCAGCAGGAGCAGCAAAGAATTAACGAAACCATTCGCAATAATGACATGACGAATGCGAGGGCTATTAGGGGGCAGGATCTTTCCTATAAGGCTCAAATGGCAAGACTGAATCACGACAAGTATGTGTTTAAGCAGTCACAGGCGGCCCTTGAAAGAGCAGGACAACCTCAGGATATGGATGTTTTGTCTCTTAACTCACAGATAGCAGCGACGGGAATTGATCCGCTAACCGGTAAAGCTGCAACGTCAGCCAGAATGTCTCAGGCTAAGAGATGGCTTGATGGCAACAATAATTACAACAATGCGTTGATTACTGGTGAGCGAGGGATAGAGAAAATAGATTCTTTGCTTGGTAAGAAGGAGCTTGAAGGTATCGGTCGCTTCGAAGGAAGAAATATAGATGGCTTCACAAGTGCTGAAGGGCTTGCAAACCGTAATGCGATAGAAGAATTAAAGTCGGGTGCGTTTGTCCAGAACGTGCAGACTATGCGAGGTATGGGTAGCCTCTCCAATGCTGAAGGACAAAAACTGGAAAACCTTATCGCGAAACTCGATATAACACAGCCTGAAGAGGTCGTCAGAAAACAGTTATCTGAAATCCGATCGCAATATTCTGTATTTCAAAAGGTTGCAGCAAGGGAGGCTGAATCAATGGGATATAGTTCATCAGGTTATGACACATATGTTAGTGAGCGAAAATCAGGAAGCGACAGCAATAAGTCCGGTTTCTCGTCTTTATGGGGTGATTAATGGCTAAAGCATGGAAAGATGTTATCGCTTCTCCACAGTATCAGGCGTTAACTGAAGAACAGAAAGCACAGGCTCAAGCGCAATATTTTGATGAGGTTGTTGCCCCTAAGGCTGGTGACAAATGGGCTGAAGCAAGAGATCAGTTTTATGCAGCATACCCTCCGCATCAGCAGCAGAAAGAAGAACCATCATTGATGCAACAAGCTGGCGATTGGCTCACAGGTGGTCAAAGTGCAGGGCAAATTGCAGAACAGGCTGGTCGTGGTCTGGTAAACATACCATTTGACGTATTGCAGGGTGGCGCAAGTCTGATTAATGCAATCAGCCAGGGGCTTGGTGGCCCCAAGGTTTTGGATGATGTTTATCGCCCTGTCGATCGACCGACAGACCGTTGGGCGCAAGCCGGTGAAACATTTGGTGGGTATCTCCTGCCAATTGGCACAGCGGCAAAAGCTGCTGGAGCGACAGCAAAGCTCGCAGGAGACATCGGTTCCGCAGGAAACATGATTGCAGGTTCTCTTGCTGATGCTGCAAATCAGGAGGGTGATTTTGCACAAAATGCTGCCATTAACGGTGGTATCAATTTTGGTGCTCAAGGCGTTCTTTCAGGTGTCGGGCGCGTTATTGCGCCAAGGGTTTCACAGGCTCTTGGTGGTGCAGCACTGAATTCTGCTAATGATGTTTCCAGGATGGCAAAGTCAGGTGCTGGGCGTCAGTCAATTGCCAGTCAGGCCGCTAATGTGTCCGAAGATGTAGCAAAAGCGGCTGAGTCTGCTGGAATTGATATAAACGCATTAACACCAGGAATGCGATCTGGAAGTCGTGGAATTGCACAAGCCGAAGGCGCATTGGCATCAACACCAGGAATTGTTCAGGACGCCCATCAGGCAGCATTTAACGAAATATCATCAAAGTTAAGTCGAAACCTTGATGAATTTGGGGCCGCATCTGGAACGGCATCAGAAAAAAGTGCGGCTATAAAACAAAGGATTCTTCAAAATCTTGATCAGATGAAGGATGCCGAGCGCGCGGCATGGGATGACGTGCGGTCAACAATGCCAAATCAAAAAGCAAGAATGCTAAATGGTAATGCCGTTATTCAGGCAGAGCGATCTGCCGGCATACCGCTTACTCCTGAAATGAAACAGTTTGTTCAGGCAAACAATCAAGGTGGAGTAACATTTGATGGCATGAAAGCATGGAGAGCGAAATTTGCTGATGCGGAGCAAAAATATAAGCGTAGCGGAGAGGCAAATGCGGCAAGGAGAGCAGGGGAAATACGCCGGGCAATTACTGATGATATGCGCACAATGGCGGAAAACGGCGGATTTCTTGATGACTGGCAAAAAGCTAATGATCTGTCTAAAGCGAGGTTATCAGCACAAGAGAGTGCAGAGTCTGTTTTCGGGCGTGATTTGGCAACAGATGCACTGATTACGAATGGAGTAAAATCCCTTCAATCATCGTCAGCTAAAGGTCTTAATGGTCCTGCTGGATTCCATTCTATGATCCGCGCTCTGCCAGAATCAGAGCGTGTTCCTGCTATATCATCAATGTTGAAGGATGCCATCTCGCATGGTGTACGTGGTGGCAAAGCTGATGCAGCAGGAATTAACCATATCGCAGAGATACTCACTCCACAAAATGTAAAAGCCATTAGCCGATATTCCTCAGAGCTTGGAAGAATTGCTGATGCATATGGCACTCTTGCAAGAGCAGCAGTGAAACCTCAGCAGTATATTGAAAGAACAGGGAGAACTGCCAATGTACTACGCGATCTGGATGCCGGTTTATCCAACATCACATCAGCAGTGTTAAATGCAATTGCCAACTCAACATCAGGTGCCATTGTTGGTGGCGCTGGAGGGGGCATTGCAGGCGCTGCCGTGGGTGCTTTAGTTGGCGCTGGGTTAAAAGGCGCTGTATCTAAAATTGCCACCACACGTAGTGGTCGATATGCGATAGAGAAAGCTGTTCAGGAAGCCACCAAAGCAGTAAGAGCTGGCGGAAGTAAAGAAGCATTAGCGGCGGCGGAACGCAGATTTATGGCAAATAAAGCCGCCGTAAAAGCAATACGTGATGCAGTTGGAAACGAAGAGTTCAATCGCTTAGCGAGGGCTGGCATTGTAGCGTCGCTAAGCGGAATAGCACAGGAGTAATTAATCATCCATGGATGGATTGAGCTTATCTCGTGTTGATGTGGCGATTTGCCCTACATTCCTAAGCCAAGATTTCAAATCCTTGATATTGTCATTGATTTCATGAATATCTTCTTTTTTTAGTCTGTTAATATTATTCTCAATAATTTCAATGGATTGCTCAATATCAGATATAGTGAATGATAGTTTGTTCTTCTCATCTTTTATTGAGTTTTTAAGTGCTTCGTTCTCAGTCTTGAGGTCAGATATCTTTTGTTTTAAAGATGCCAGTTGGTACTGAACCACAATGAGTGCGATAGCTATCACGATAACTGTTGTATACACACCAACCTCCTTAGTTTTGAGCAGGATACCATGAAAAAAGTAAACATCTTTTGCCTACTTCACATTTGAATGGTTTGTCATTAGGATGTTTCCGGTTTTTTAAATATGGAAATTGATATGAAGAGGATTATTGGCGTCGTTGCTGGCGCTATGATGTTATCTGGGTGCGCAACTATTGTTGGTGATGAAACGCAACTTGTGCAAGTGAACAGCAACCCTTCCGGTGCGAGCTTTAAGGTAAAAGATGAATCAGGCGTGATTGTTGCGCAAGGCAAGACTCCACAAGGAGTAACTCTTGCCAAGTCAGATGGTAGTTATTTTGGCAAAAAGAGCTACCAGATCACTATGGAAAAGGATGGGTACGAACCAGTTACCCTGCCAATCAAAGCCAATGCTAATGGTTGGTATATTGGTGGAAACCTTGTGTTTGGTGGGTTAATCGGTTGGCTTGCTGTTGATCCATTTAATGGTGGGATGTATACATTGAAGCCAAAAGAGGCAAATGCATCTCTTATACCTTCTACGAAGCAAGATTAAGAAATGAAACCCACCGTCAGGTGGGTTTTTTATAAGGAGTAATCATGATTTACCCATCAAACAACCCACCAGTTTGCCTGATTGGATACCAGCCTTGCAGTTTTTATGGAATTAATTATGCCATGCTCAAGAGCCTTGTTAGCATCCAAAATGGTCGAGTCTGCTATCAGGGATGCCCACCTAATATGGGTTCCGATGTCGATATTGAACGCCTCAACGAAGCGATCAAGATCGTTATCGAGGCATTTCCCGTACTCTCTCAATCTGGCATGGTCGGCGGCTGGGGTGGCAAAGCCCCATAATAGAGGATGTAACAGGAATCTTGATAATGGGTTTGCGAAACGTTCTGAGCCAGCCAGGAAAACGATATTAGCTATGGATTCAACATTGCTTATGTTGTGAGTTCTAACGGTAACAGGGAGTGACTTAAGAAAGTTATACGCAGTAAAGCCAGCGGCAGTTTCCCCTCCCTGACTTGATATATGGATATTTAATTCAGTTGCGCCCTGAGATAATGCGGTGAGACAGTGGTTCTGAAGTTGCCCAACAGTGGCAGTGTTAACGGGGCATAAGAAATGAATTGTGTGCAGCATTATTTTTCATCCTTACCATACATGGTCTTTAGCGTCTCAAGCAGCGCCTCCCTGAATTTGTCAGCCTCTTTCTGAGCAAATTCATTGCTATTAAGCGATCTACCACAAACAGCATCTTCGATAATCTGTATTATTTCAGCATTCATGGAACGCTTGTTATGTTGCGCCCTAGCTTTAACCTTTGCCTTTAACTCTTTGGAAATTCTAATATTTATTTGCGGCTCTTCGCGTGACATATCACCTCCATAGCATTTTGGTGATATTACTATTGCATCACTGCGATCACAATGGTATAACGGTTATACCAAATTGATTGGAGGTAATATGATAGTCAAGTCAGACGCACCAAAGTACCCTTTGCGCATCCCATTAGAGGTTAAGTTAGCAATCGAGAAGTCAGCGAAAGAAAATGGTCGCTCAATAAATACCGAGATGGTAATGCGGTTGGTGGATAGTTTAAGGCGGGATAGTTCTAAAGGTAATCTAGCAAAAAGTTGAAGCCCCAACTGCGGGAACAGTCAGGGCTTCGGTTGTCAGTAAATCCGTGGAGAAAAACCAACATGAATAGTATAGCAATTTTAGAAGCAGTGAACACCTCTTACGTACCATTCAACGGTCAGCAAATTATCACCGCCATGGCTGCCGGAGTTGCATATGTTGCGATGAAGCCAATCGTTGAAAACCTTGGAATGAGCTGGTCAACGCAGCAAACAAAACTCATGAAGCAGATTAGCAAATTCAACTGTGTTCATATGAACATGGTTGCTGCTGATGGGAAGCTTCGTAAGTTACTCTGCCTTCCTTTGAAGAAGTTAAATGGATGGCTGTTCAGCATCAACCCTGAGAAAGTTCGTGCTGACATCCGTGATAAACTTATTCAGTACCAGGAAGAATGCTTTACTGTGCTGCATGACTACTGGACGAAGGGAAAGGCAGAAAATGCACGTAAGAAAACATCTGTTGATGACAGGACTCCGCTTCGTGATGCTGTAAATATGCTGGTCAGCAAAAAGCATCTAATGTACCCAGAAGCTTATGCAATGATTCATCAGCGTTTCAATGTGGAAAGTATTGAAGAGCTTGATGCATCTCAGATACCGAAAGCCGTAGAGTACATCCACAGGGTAGTGCTTGAAGGTGAGTTCATTGGCAAACAAGAGAAGAAAACCAACGAGCTTTC